CTCTAGCAGCCAGTAGCTATGCAAATAGTGCATTTGTAACCGCTAATGTTATACAGACATATGTTACTAGCGCCAATACTAACATAACCGCAGCCTTTTCTACAGCAAATAGTGCCGCTAGTTATGCTAATGCAGCTTTTTCTACAGCTAATAATGCTTCAGGTTCATCGTCAGCTGGTCCATATGCTAACGCAGCTTTTTCTACAGCTAACAGTTCTGCATCGTATGCTAATGCGGCTTTTGCTACAGCTAATTCTGCATCAGGAGCTGCAGCTGCATCTTCGTATGCCAACTCAGCATTTACAACTGCCAATTCAGCTTTCTCTGCGGCTAATTCTGCATCAGGAGCTGCAGCTGCATCTTCATATGCCAACTCAGCATTTACAACTGCCAATACACCATCTTATGTAGCTAACTCCGCATCAAGCTATGCTAATGCGGCTTTTGCTACAGCTAATTCTGCATCAGGAGCTGCAGCTGCATCTTCATATGCTAATGCGGCTTTTGCTACAGCTAATTCTGCATCAGGAGCTGCAGCTGCATCTTCATATGCCAACTCAGCATTTACAACTGCCAATAGTTCTAGCGTTTATGCGAACGCTGCTTTTGCATTAGCAAATACTATTACAATTAGTGGAACAACTACTGGATACGTTGATGAGTTTATTGCTGATGGTGCAAACAGTAGTTTCGTATTGTCAACAACTCCTGCCAGTAAGAATGTTATCTTTGCTGCTATACAGGGTGTCTTACAGCCTAAGTCATCATACAATTTAACTAGTTCTACACTAACGTTTGATTCTATTCCACCAAATACTGCTATAGTTGAAGTTACAACTTTGGGTGGTGTTTCTACGTTTACATGGAATATCGCAAGTGCAAACGCAACAATGTCAGCAAGTACCGGTTACTTTGTAGACACATCTGTTGGTCCTAAGACAATGACATTACCAACAACACCAACATTAGGTGATACTATTCGTATCAACGATTTGGCTGGAACATTTGGTGCAAATAATTTAACAGTAGCAAGAAACGGTTCTTTGATACAAGGTTCTGCCAATAATTTGGTGATAAGTGCAAATCAGAGTAGTTTTGGATTGGTATACAGTAACAATACGTATGGCTGGAAATTATTGGAGTTATAATGACACAAAGTTTAACAATACTTAAAGCAACAGCACTTGAACCGGTACTAACTGCCAGTGGAATCAGCCCAACTATCCCAACTGTTGTTGCAACAACAATTGCATATCCCGGCAGTGTTACGGCAGCAAATATAGCCGGAGGCGAAACAATAACAGTAACAGGTACTGGATTTAATGCCAATATTACAGCATATATCAATAGTACATTGGCCAATACTGCATACAGCAATAGTACAAGTTTAACATTTACAACTCCTGAAATCAGTGCCGGAACATACAATGTAATATTGTACAATACAAATGGAACCAATGGAACAAAACCTGGAGGAATAATATTCAGTGCACCTCCTGTCTGGGTAACAGCGGCTGGTGCATTGACTGCTGGAATATCCGGCACTGCTTATTCGCAATCTGTTACAGCCACAGGTACAGGAATTGGCTACAGTGTGACTTCTGGTGCATTGCCAACTTCGTTGAGTTTGAATTCAGGTTCGGGTGCAATCACAGGAACCCCCACAGTAGCGAATACATTCAATGTTACCATAACAGCAACCAACACCTATAATCAAACCACAGCAAGAGCATTTAGTATTCTTATAGCCTCTGTTGTTACTGCAAATACTTTAGTAGTTGCTGCCGGCGGCTCAGGCGGAACAGGATATTATGGCGGAGGCGGTGGCGCCGGCGGGTTTGTTGAATCCTCTTCTACTAATTTTTCATTGGGAGTAACATACACTATCACAGTGGGCACAGGCGGAGTAGGAACCACAACTGCAACCAATAGAGGCGGCACCGGCGGCAATTGTTCAATCAGTGGAACGGGATTTACTACAATAACTGCACTAGGTGGCGGCGGTGGCGGAAGTCGCAATGGTGACTCGGTTGGTGCCAACGCCAGCAGTGCGGCCAATGGAGCTGACGGCGGCTCAGGCGGCGGCGTTGGATATAGTTACACTGGAACTGATGTAGCTAGTTCTGCAGGCGGCGGTTCCGGACTCCAGCCTGCCTCTGCATCGGGCGGATACGGAAATAAAGGTGGCGGACAAAAAGATCCTGCGCTAGGTAGCCGCCGTGATGGTCAGGGTGGTGGCGGTGCTGGAGCCGCGGCAAGCAATGACCAAGGTGTTGATGATGGCGGCATAGGACGACAAAGTTCAGTTACAGGTTCGTCTGTGTATTATGCTGGCGGTGGCGGCGGGACTTATCCTAGTATAGGTGCAGGCGGTAGTGGTGGCGGTGGCGGTGGCAACTCAGCAGGAACTGCTAACACAGGCGGTGGTGGTGGCGGCGGCAGTGGTAATAACACTCAAGGCGGCAACGGTGGCTCGGGCGTGGTAATTATTAGTTACTCTGATACATATGCCGCGGCGACTACAACAGGTAGTCCTACCATTACAGCAATCACTGGATACAGAATTTATAAATTTACCGGCAGTGGTACATTTAACATACCGAGTTAATAGATAGGAAACATATGGCACACTTTGCACAACTTGACGAAAACAACACGGTGACACAAGTTATTGTGGTTCACAATAATGAACTACTAGATAACGGAGCAGAATCCGAATCCAAAGGAATAACATTTTGTCAATCAATATTTGGCATAGATACTATATGGAAGCAAACTTCATACAACGGTAATTTTCGTGCCAACTTTGCTGGTGTGGGATTTTTATATGACTCTCTAAGAGATGTATTCTTAGAAACAAAACCCTATCCAAATTGGGTTCTAAATAGTACAACTTACAAATGGGAAGCACCTATACCATATCCAGACGACGGTAGACGACATGCATGGGATGGATACACTAATAGTTGGAGAGATTTAGGCGAAAGACTTGCCACTCCTGTTGAGACAATCTAAGAAAGAATTTGATGGAAAATATTGAGTTAGGTTACTTTGGTAACATCTGGGTCAGACAAAACATGTTGTCAAAAGGTGAAGAAGCACCAGGTCATGTGCATTACTTTGACCATGTGACATTGCTGGCAAAAGGCAGTGTTCGTGTGGAAGTAGAAGGCAAAGACTCCAAAGAATTTGTGGCACCCACGTTTGTTGTGATTAAAAAAGAACTGATACATAAGATGACAGCATTGGAAAATGACACAGTTTATTATTGTGTGTTTGCACTGAGAGATGTAGACGGTGAAGTAGTGGGTGATATCTATGGCCCGCAACACGATCCCTTGTGTGCATGGTATGCTCCAGATGATTACTGGGAAAAGAAAAAACAAATAGAACATATTTAACACCGGATTAAATTAAAAAGAAACATGTCATTATTAAAGATAAAACCATTTATTATAGATGATACAACAGCAAGTGATGCTTTTGTACAAGCTAACGCTGCGTTTGGTACTGCCAATTCTGCATCCTCATATGCCAATTCAGCATTTATAACTGCTAACACACCAAGTCATGTTGCTAATTCAGCCGCTAGTTACGCTAATGTTGCTTTTAGTTATGCTAATGCTGCTTTTGCAACTGCTAATGTGGCAAATACAGCTGCGGCCGATGCAGCAAATAGTGCGCCTAGAGTTTCCACGATATCATATCCTGGAGATGACACGGCAGCCAATACTGGTGGCGGACAAACAATCACATTAACAGGAAAAGGTTTTTCATCTGGTGCCACAGTTCTTGTCAACGGTACATATGCTAGTGTTGTATCAGTAGCAAACAATACAAATATGTCGTTTACGGCTCCTGCTCAAAGTGCTGGTACATACATCTTTTATGTTATTAATACTGATGGAGGTACCGCTATCTCCGTTCCAGGTATCAGTTATAGTGGAACACCAACATGGACAACATCTGCTGGTAGTTTAGGAACAATTTATGAAACTACTGCCATTAGTAATACAGTAACAGCAACAGGTGATGCATCAATTGTATATAGTTTATTCTCAGGTACATTGCCACCAGGAAGTTCATTAAATTCTTCAACTGGTTTATTGTCTGGAACATCAGAAGTAACAGCCAGTTCCACAACTTATAACTTTACAATTCGTGCTACTGACGGACAAAATCAAGATACTGATAGAGCATTTAGTTTAACAATTAATCCAGATGTTGTGAGTTGGAGCTCACCTGCTGATGGAGCAAGTATTGCGTTGTCAACAGACACGATAATGTCAAATGTCACATTGAGTGCCACTTCCGCTGCTGGTAAAAATATTACTTATACAGCAAACACATTACCAACTGGAGTTAACATCAATGGCGATGTGGTTAATGGAACACCAACTGTTAATGGTAATACTAATAGTTTGATAACAGCTACGGCAGCAACTACTGGTCGTACAGCAACCAGAAACGTTACATGGGTGGTTAGTCTTTCTAATGATACTTACTTTAACTATACCACATTGCTATTGAACGGAGAGACAACTGTTAATACTTTCATTAAAGATGCAAGTAATAATAATTTTGGTTTAACTATTACTGGTAATACTAGACCGACTTTGTTTAATCCATATCTAGGTGATGATGGATACTATAGTAATTTCTTTGATGGTACAGGAGATTATTTAACTGCACCTGCTAACGTTGCATGGAATTTTACTGGCGACTGGACATTTGAGTGTTGGATATATCCGACAGCAATTACCGGAGAACATACATTCTTGGGTCAATGGGGAAATCCAGACAACATATTCATTTGGAAAATGAATAGTTCAGGTAGAATGTATTTGGAAAATCTAGGCGCATCTATAACCGCAACTACAACAACTATTGTGAATCATAAATGGCAACACATTGCATTGACTAGAAGTAGTAATACAATACGTATGTTTGTAAATGGTGTAGTGGATGCAACTACTGCATCACGTTCCGGTACATATTATTCATCTGGTGCGATGTATGTCGGGGCAGGTTATGGTGAATACTTTAATGGGTTTATCAACAGTATGAGAATACTTAAAGGTACCGCACTATACACAACTACATTTACACCACCAACCGCACCACTAACCGCAATAGCAAACACGCAACTATTAACCTGTCAGAGTAATAGATTCCTTGATAAATCTAATAATAATTTTACTATGACTAAAGCAGGTGATACACTAATATCACCCAACATACCATTCGCTGCAAACAGTAGTTACAGTACTTACGGTAGTGGATACTTTGCTGGTAGTGTATCAGATTATCTAACAGTAACTACTGGATCTAGTCAACTTGATTTACCTGGCGACTTTACAGTTGAATTGTGGTTTTATGAAACTAATATTACTCCAACAATACCTCATTTTGCAGGATCAACGTCCGGTGGGTTTGCTTGTGGTATAAATGCGTAT